AGAAGCATGGAAACCACCAGAGTTGTTGCCAGAACCAGATAAGCAAGCAGGTTTTGCGTATCGTTGGATCAGGGTATCTACTTTAAACAATGCGGATCCCCGCAATCTCTCTGCCAAACTCAGAGAAGGATGGGAACCCGTTAGGGCTGAGGAACAGCCTAAGTTTCAGTTATTAATCGATCCCAATAGTCGTTTTAAAGACAATATTGAGATTGGTGGCTTGTTGTTATGCAAAACGCCAGATGAATTCGTCCGACAACGTAATGAATATTACAAAATCCAAGGCGATCAACAGATGGAAGCTGTAGATAACACGCTTATGCGTCAAAGTGATCCTCGTATGCCTCTATTTAATGAGAGAAAGATGACAAGTAGCTTTGGCAAAGGAAGTTAATTTTTTTAAATTTTAGGAGATTTAAATGGCTTATCCAACCGTTTCAGCTCCCTACGGCCTACTCGCTGTTAACCGTGTAGATGGCTTGCCATATGCAGGTGCAATTCGTCAGATTCCGATTGCATCCACATATAACACGCCAATTTATTATGGTGATATCGTTCGTATCGCTGCAGGTGGCACAATTCAAAAATCGACTGTAACTGTTGATTCAACTACAGCTGCTGCAAACAACACCGTTGGTGTATTTGTTGGCTGTTCTTTTGTCAATAGCCAAAGTCAACCTGTATCGGGTCAATATTATCAAAGCAACACGGCTAACCAGTCAGCTGTTGCATTTGTAGTTGATGATCCTTTAGCTTTGTTTAAAGTAGCCGTAACACTATCTAATGGTGCTATGTCTTCTGTAAACCAAAGCATTGTAGGTACCAATATGGCAGTTGTACAAGGTAGTGGTTCTAACACCACTGGCGATTCCGCTGTTTCTGTCTTTGCAACTACTGCAGAAGGCAACGCAGCTGCTCTTCCAGTTCGTGTTATTGCTGTTGTTCCTGATACAGCTATCAATGCTACGGCTTTCACCGAAGTATTGGTTAAGATTAACAACCATCAGTACAACGCTGCCGCTGCGTTGAACTACACAGCATAAAGGGGCATTTAAATGGCTATTTCTCGTGCACAACTACTGAAAGAGCTGCTCCCAGGACTGAACGCATTGTTCGGCCTTGAGTATGCTACCTATGGACAAGAACACAAAGAGATTTACGAAACTGAATCTTCTGAGCGTTCTTTTGAAGAAGAGACCAAGTTATCAGGCTTTAGTGCTGCTCCCGTTAAAAACGAGGGCGCACCAATTGCTTATGACAACGGTCAAGAGGCTTGGACAGCTCGTTATACCCACGTAACTATCGCCCAAGGCTTCTCCCTCACGGAAGAGGCAATCGAGGATAACTTGTATGACTCATTGTCAGCTCGTTATACCAAAGGTTTGGCACGTTCCATGGCGTATACCAAGCAAGTTCGTGCTGCTTCTGTATTGAACAACGGCTTCTCCGCTTCCTACCCAGGTGGTGACGGTGTTGCTTTGTTCTCAGCATCACACCCATTGGTTTCTGGCGGTACTAACAGCAACATTCCTTCAACCCCAGCTGACTTGAATGAGACTTCTTTGGAAGCCGCTGTAATTCAAATCTCCCTGTGGACTGATGAGCGTTCGCTGCTTATCGCTGCTAAACCTAAGAAGTTGATCGTTCCTCCTTCACTCCAGTTCGTTGCAACTCGTTTGCTCGAAACTGAACTCCGTGTTGGTACTAACGACAACGACATCAATGCGTTGAAGAACAACGGTTCGATCCCTGGTGGTTATGGTATTAACCACTTCTTGACCGACACCAATGCTTGGTTCTTGACAACTGATGTACCTAACGGCATGAAGCACTTTGTCCGTGTTCCTTTGAGCACTGGCATGGATGGCGACTTTGATACTGGTAACGTCCGTTACAAGTCTCGTGAGCGTTATAGCTTCGGCTGGTCTGATCCACTCGGAATGTACGGTTCCGCTGGAGCCTAATTAGGCTAATAAAAAGGGGAGCCAAAAACTCCCCTTTTTCATTTATTTGTAGTAAGATTACTTAAACTGGGTGAACCGCCTATCAAACTGCCCCAGCAGACGCATACACGATTGATAGGTTGAACTTTGTATGAAGGACAATTTATTATGGCATTAGCAACTACCTCAGCCGTATGGCGCTCCACTGGTGGAGATCAAACTCGTACAGCAACCGCTGGCTCCATGGTTATGGCAGCTCAGTTCTTTATTTCTAACTGTGCAGCAACCGCAAACGTAACAAACTCTACTGGCACCGAGGCTCTAATTCTCCCCGCTGGCGCTGTTGTTACTGATGTTTCTATTACTGAAACTGGCACAGGTAACATTAACCTAGGGTTTACCCCACTAATTGGTGTTGGTCCAGGACAAACAACATCCCTTGGCACCCCAGTTCCTACTGGATTCTTGATTAACGAAGCTATTACTGCTCGTGTAAACGTTCAAGTTGGTGGCACTGATGGTGGCGCTTCTTTAGGTAACGTAGCTAACGCAACTAACTTAGTTGTTGTAACTACCGCCGCTAACAGCTCTGCTTCTGGCAACTGCTCTGGAATCATTCGTTATTTCGTAGCTGATAATGGCGCAGAAAACGTTTAATTAATCTAGGGGGTTCGCCCCCTGTTTACTTTGGAGATTAATTATGGGTATGCAATATGATGTGTTAGCAGTACATGCGGATGGAGACGTTCAAGCTGTTGTAGGGCCGCTTAGGGTTAAAGCGTATCAATTAGCCCCTGGTGGAACTGCTGGTGAAATTAAGTTTTTTGATACTGCAGCTAATTCCGCTACAGGAACTGAGCGTTTAACACTAAATATCACTACAAATACAGCTGTTATTTCTACACTAATACCTGGTGAGGGTATTCGTTTTACTAATGGTTTGTATTTAGACTTACCAGCTAATGCTGCAATTACAGTATTTTATGGCTAAGAAAAAAGGTGTCTCTCTTGCGGTTGGTCGTGGTGAAAAGCTGCCTGTATCTAAGGGTGCTGGGCTTACCGCCAAAGGTCGTGCTAAGTATAATGCAGCGACTGGTTCTAATCTAAAGGCTCCACAGCCCGAAGGTGGTGCTCGTAAGCGTTCATTCTGCGCCCGTATGTCTGGTATGCCAGGACCAATGAAGGACGAGAATGGGAAGCCTACTAGAAAGGCTGCCTCATTAAAGAGGTGGAAATGCTAAACATGATGGAGCTTTGGACTGGTGGTTTGACCATATTTATGGCATTGATTGGATATATCATGCACGAAAAGTTCAATGAACTGGGTCGTATTAGTATTTTATTAAACAAGACAAGAGAAGAGGTGGCTCGTGATAACGTTACTAAAGCAGAAGTTGATCGGATTATGGAACACATTGATTCAAGGTTTAACAAACTTGAAATCAAAATTGACCAGCTTATTCAAAGGTAAGTAATGCCAAGCACTTCTAAAAAACAACATAATTTTATGGCAGCGGTTGCAAATAACCCAAATTTTGCCAAAAAAACTGGTGTTCCCATGTCTGTTGGCGAGGATTATATGGCAGCAGACAAAGGCAGGACATTCCGTGTTGGAGGCGCAAAAACCTCTAAAAAGGAAGGCATTAATAAACAAAAAACAAACCGTGGCGAAAGGCAATTGCCTAATGCTATGTTAAACAAATACATAGGAAAAAAAGACGGAGGAATTATGAAAGCTGTAGATTCTAAAAAAAATCCAGGACTAGCAAAATTACCAACTGAAGTACGAAATAAAATGGGTTACGCCAAAAACGGAGGAATGATGAAACATAGTGATATGGCTAAAGACATGCCAATGATGAAAAAAGTAGCAAAGAAAGAAGTTAAAGCGCATGAGAAATCAATGCACAAAATGGCTTCTGGTGGCAAAGTAGGTCAACTATCTAAAGCTGACGGCTGCGCTACTAAGGGCAAATCAAAAGGCACAATGGTTAAGATGAACAAAGGCGGAATGTGTTAAATGCCAATTAATCCTATAGACCCTTCTAAAAAGCCTGGTGGTAATGGGAACGAGAAATATACTCCTCCCAAGGAAAAGTTCGGTCCTAGCGAATACGATAAAGCAGCAGAAAAAATAAAGCAGGATAGCGAAAAAGCTAAGGCTGAAGCAAGCAAAATGGCAGAAGAACATAGGGCAAAAACTAAAGCTGAAAGCCCACGCACGTACACGGAAAGATTGCAAGATATGGGCAGATTGCCTAAGCCTAGTGTCGGCAGTGGAAAAAGTGGTGGCGGTGGAGCTGGTGGTGATTTTAGTGGTATGAAGGGTTTAGACAAACCGTTTAAAGCTGGCGGTAAAGTATCTAGCGCTTCTAAACGAGCTGATGGATGTGCCATTAAAGGCAAAACTAAAGGACGAATGGTATGAGACCTTCTCGTGGTATGGGTGCGATTAAACCATCTAAAATGCCTGGTGGAAAAAGAAAAGCTAGGCGTGACGACACCGACTTTACTCAATATGCGGAAGGCGGTAAAGTTGGTTTATATGAAAATATTCATAAAAAGAAAGCACGTATTGCAGCTGGTTCTGGTGAAAAAATGCGTAAGCCTGGGTCTAAGGGTGCGCCTACTAAAGCGGACTTTATTCAATCTGCTAAGACGGCGAAAAAATAATGACTACTACAGGAACCACCGCATTTAACCTAGACATGAACGACCTCATTGAAGAGGCGTTTGAGCGTTGTGGTTTAGAGTTGCGTTCTGGTTATGATTTTAGAACTGCTAGACGGTCTTTAAACCTGCTTACTATTGAATGGGCTAATCGTGGTATTAACCTATGGACAGTAGAGCAAGGGCAGATTGCTATGGTTACTGGACAAGCTATGTACCCTATTCCAGTAGATACAATAGACCTAATGGATATGGTTATCCGTCAATACAACGGTAACTTTGCCAATCAAATTGACATTAACATTAGCCGTATTGCAGAGCCTACTTATATGTCTTTGCCTAATAAATTGGCACAAGGACGTCCTATTCAAGTATGGATTAACCGTCAATCAGGAAATACTGACGCAATACCTACTACCGTGTTGGCAAGCAATACTGGTGGAACAATTAGCGCTACAGCTACTTCTATTAATGTTGCATCGGTAGCAAATCTTTCTACTTCTGGGTTTGTAAAAATTGGAACAGAAACCATTAGCTACCCAAATATTGTAGGTAATACTCTTACAAATTGCGCCCGTGGTCAAAATGGAACTACAGCAGCTGCTCATGCAGACGGCGCAGAAGTAACCGTTCAATACCTGCCGTGCATTAATGTATGGCCTACTCCTAACGCTCCAGGCAATCAATATACGTTTGTTTACTACCGCATGCGTAGAATTCAAGACGCTGGAACTGGCGTTAGAGAACAGGACATTCCTTTCCGTTTTATTCCATGTATGGTAGCTGGATTGGCGTACCAATTAAGCAATAAAATGCCAGGCGTAGATCCAAACAAAATAATGATGCTAAAGGCTGATTATGAACAGCAATTCCAACTAGCGGCTGATGAAGATAGAGAGAAGGCTTCCGTAAGATTCGTTCCAAGGAACTTATTCTATGCCTAGCCAATGGGCCTCTGGCAAACATTCAATTGCCCAATGTGATAGGTGTAATTTTAGATACAAACTAAAGGAACTAAAAACACAAACGGTAAAAACAAAGCCTTTTAAAATTAAGGTTTGCCCTACTTGCTGGGATCCAGATCAGCCGCAGCTGCAGTTGGGTATGTATCCTGTTAATGATCCTCAAGCAGTACGGGAGCCAAGACCTGATAATAGCTATTTACAGTCTGGTAATAGTGGTTTACAAATTGTAAATACTGGCAGTACAGATCCAGATGGATTTGGTTATCCAGAAATGGGTAGTAGAGTAATACAATGGGGTTGGAACCCTGTGGGTGGAAGTAGGGGTCCAGATGCAGGTTTAACCCCAAATGACTTGGTACAACAAGTAATTGTTGGTACAGTAACGGTAACAACAACTTAAGGAGTTGAAAATGTTTAAAAAAGGCGCAGACGGAATTGAAAAAAAAGGTAAAACTGACGTTAAAATTTACCCTAATGATGGTCCAAAAGTAATTGATAATGGTCCAAAATCTAGTAAAAGTAGCTTAAATAAGAACATGAAAGCTATGGGTCGTAATTTGGCTCGTTGTTCTAATCAAAGAGGTCGTTAATCATGGCTAAATATTCTATGAAAAAAGGTGGTAAGGAAGTAGGATCTGCTGAGGTCTATGCTGAACCACATACCATGAGTGGTAAAAAATTATCTAATGTTGAAAGCTCAGTTACTAAAAAAGGTAACGGAGTAAATGACGTTAACATGTCTGTTGCTGGTATTAGCAAAGGTAACTATGCCCCAATGAACCCATATGGAGTTGGTGTAATGCGTGGTTATGGCGCTGCTACCAAAGGTCGCAAAATTAGCGGAAAAATGGGCTAATGAATTACGCTCAGTTAACGCAAGCGATTATTGACTACTCTGAGTCTGATGAGCAGTCTTTTGTAACTAATATTCCTTTGTTTGTCCAGCAATGTGAAGAACGGGTTTATAACGCCGTTCAGATCCCAGCCATTCGTAAGAATCAGACTGGTAACTTTACACAAAGCGACAAGTACCTTGCGTTACCTTCAGACTATTTAGCGTCTTTTTCGATGGCGGTTATTTTGGCTAATGGCAGTCAAGAGTTCCTAATTGACAAGGACGTTAACTTTATTCGTCAGGCATACCCAAGTCCTACAGATGAGGGCGTTCCCCGTTACTACGCCCAGTTTGAGCCGTATACATACATTATTGGTCCGACCCCAGATGCAAACTACAATGTAGAGCTGCATTATTACTATTACCCACAATCTATTGTTACTGCTGGTACTAGTTGGCTGGGCGATAACTTTGAAACCGTCTTGTTATATGGTTCTTTGCGTGAGGCTGTAATCTTCCAAAAGGGAGAACAAGACATGGTTGCCTACTATGAACAAAAGTACCAAGAATCCTTAGCATTGCTCAAAGAATTGGGTGATGGTAAAGATAGACGTAGCGCCTACCGTGATGGACAATTACGATTACCCGTACCAGGACCAGTTAGATAATTTTTAGGAGCAAGAAATGGCAATTACCCAAGGAATGGCTACATCGTTTAAGGTTCAAATCTTAAATGGTCAGCACAATTTTTCAGCAAACACGTTTAAATTAGCTCTGTATACCAGCTCGGCTACTATTAACGAGAATACAACTGCATACTCTACAAGCAACGAAGTAGCTTCTGCTGGTAACTACAGTGCTGGTGGAAATACTTTATCGGTTAGCGTAACCCCAACAAATACTGGAAACGTGGCTTTTATCTCGTTTTCCAATACGTCTTGGGCAAATGCAACGATTACCGCTAACGGCGCTTTGATTTATAACGCTAACTTGGCAAATGCGGCTGTTGCTGTATTGGCTTTTGGTGGTGATAAAACATCGACCAATGGTACATTTGCAGTGAACTTCCCAACTGCTGACGCAACCAACGCAATTATTCGTTTGACCGCTAGTTAAGGAGCTGTAAATGGCTCTGATCTTAAAAGATCGTGTTAAAGAAACCACTGCTGTAACCAGCACAGGTACGGCTACCCTTTTGGGCGCTGTAACTGGCTATCAGTCTTTTTCGGTTATTGGTAACGGAAATACGTGTTATTACACCATTGCTGCGCAGACTGGCTCAGAGTGGGAAGTTGGTATTGGTACATACACTTCGCCAGATCAGTTAAGCCGAGATACTGTTTTATCCTCAAGTAATAGCGGTTCAGTAGTTAACTTTTCTGCTGGAACAAAAGACGTATTTGTAACGCAACCATCGTCAAAAGCCGTTTATACCGATGCAAGTAATATTGTTAATACCTCTGGTAATGCTGCCACAACTGTTACTTTTACTCAGGTTAATACCACAAATTTAGTTGCCAGCTCTGTTACCTTAACGGCTGGAACAATTAGCGCCAATGCTGCTAACGCCACGGATATTACCAATAAAACTTATGTTGATGGACTTTTCTCAACAGGCATTACATACCATTCCCCAGTAAGGGTAGAGTCACCAAACACAGCTGGCAATTTAAACGCTACATACAATCAACCTGGTGGTGCTGGTGTTGGTGTTGGAGCTACATTGACCAATGCAGGGACGCAGGCTGCTCTTGTAATTGATGGTATTACGATGGTGGTAGCTGATCGTGTATTAATTTACAACCAGACCAATGCGTTTGAAAACGGTGTTTATACAGTTACTAACGTAGGTTCTATATCTACTAACTGGGTATTAACCCGTGCAACCGATGCCGATACTTATGGTGTTGGAAACCCAAATAAACTAGGCCAAGGTGACGCATTTTTCGTTACTTCTGGTAATACAGGCGCTGGCGAAACTTATATTTGTAACACCGTAGGTACCATTACCTTTGGCACCACAAACATTACATTTGCTCAGATTAGCTCTGTACAGGTTTATTCCGCTGGTACTGGTTTAAACCTTACCAACTTAGCATTTAGTATTGCTAATACCGCTGTTACTGCAGCGCAATATGGTAACGATGGAGCTGTTGGACAGTTTACGGTTAACGCTCAAGGGCAGTTAACTAACGCTGCTAACGTATCAATTAACGCTTCTAGTATCTCTGTAGGCACTTTAGCCAACGGAAGAACCACAGCCGATTCTGCTAATGGAGCATCAACCATAGTTTTGCGAGACGCTAATGGTTCGTTTAATGCTAACGTAATAACTGCTACAACAGTTAATGCAACTTCTGGTAACTTCACCAACATTACTGGCAACGCCGTAGCTTTAACCGCTATCAATGCCTCTAATATCACTTCTGGTACGTTAGATAACGCTCGTACTACAGGCAACACAGCAAACAGCGCAAGCACCATAGTGCTTAGAGATGCAAACGGCAGCTTCGGATCCAACGTTATTAGTGCTTCTTTGTTTAGTGGTGACGGTTCAGCAATTAATGCTATCAATGCTTCAAATATATCGTCTGGCACAATTGCCAATGCTCGTACTACGGCTGCCTCTGCTAACGGGGCTGCTACGATTGTTCTTCGTGACTCTAGTGGTAGCTTTGATGCCAATACAGTTAACGCTGTATCGCTTATAGGTAACGCTTCTCAAGTAACAGCAATTAATGCCTCTAACATTTCTTCGGGGACTATTGATAATGCAAGAACGACTGCTTCTTCTAGTAACGGCTCTAGTACTATTGTTCTCCGTGATGCAGGTGGGGCGTTCGCTGCTGGGGCAATAACAGGTACATCGTTTACTGGTAACGGTTCTGCTATTACCGCCATTAACGCTTCGGCAATTACCACAGGAACTTTAGATAATGCCAGGACTACTGCTTCTTCTGCCAATGGTGCTTCCACTATTGTTGCTCGTGATGCTAACGGGTCTTTTACTGCTAACGTAGGAACATTTACTTCTATATCAGGTAATGGTGTAGCCCTTACAGCCATTAATGCCAGCAATATTAGTTCTGGAACCATAGACAACGCAAGAACAACTGGCAATACTGCTAACAGCGCAAGTACATTGGTATTAAGAGACGCAAATGGTAACTTTGCTTCTAACGAAATTAGTGGTGAAGAAGTGATTGCTACTAACGGCTTGTTTATAAACAGCTTAACAATATCTTCTAGTTACAGTATTCCATCAAACTCTTCTGCTATGTCGGTTGGGCCTGTCACTTTAGCAAACGGTGTAAGCGTAACTGTGCCATCTGGCGGTCGTTGGGTAGTTCTATAAGGATAAGATATGAGTATCGTTTTAATAGGCTCAACTAGCGGAAGTATTACATTACAAGAACCAGCCGTTGCTGGAACTAATACCATTACACTTCCAGCAAGCACAGGAACTATGGCTTTATATGCAAATCCACAAATAACGGTATATACAAGCGGTAGTGGAACTTATACAACACCAACTGGTGCTAAATTTTTACAAGTTCGCATGGTTGGTGGTGGTGGTGGCGGTGGTTCAACAACTGGTTCTGCTGGCAGTGCTGGTGGTGCTTCTACTTTTGGTTCTGCTTTTTTAACGGCTAATGGTGGTGGCGGCGGTTCAACTGCATCAGGAGGTGTTGCTTCAGGCGGTTCTGCTACTGGTGGCGATATAAATATATCAGGTGGCGAAGGCGGTGCTGGCCCTCAACCAGTACCAGGAAGTTACGCACCTGGTGGTTCTGGGGGAAATTCGGCTTTTGGTGGTGGTGCAGCACAATCACAAGCCGCAGTCGTTGGTACTGCTGGCTCTACTAATAGTGGTGGCGGTGGAAGCGGTGGAAGTGGTGGACCAGGCGGAGGTCTTGGTTCTGCTGGCGGTGGCGGTGCTGGCGGTTACTGTGAAAAACTTATTACATTGCCATCTTCTACTTACGCATACGCAGTAGGTGCTGGTGGTTCCGCTGGATCAGGCGGTACTAATGGCGGTGCTGGCGGCTCAGGAATAATTATTGTTACTGCTTATTTTGGATAAAACTATGGATAAAACTATGAACAAATACGCAATCATTCAAAACGGGTTAGTTATCAATTACATTGAGTACGAAACTCAACCTAAAAACCCACCACCTTCTTTTAAAGAAGGAACAATAGCCGTACTAAACAATAATGTTGGTGTTGGCTATACATACGCTGATGGTGTGTTTACTGAACCAAAACCTTATCCTAGTTGGACATTAGTAAACAATAAATGGGAAGCTCCAACACCCAAGCCACAAGACAACAAACTTTATGTTTGGGACGAAGCTACAACTAGCTGGAAGGGATTAACATAATGGCATCAATTATCACAGCCACAACTACCAATGGACTTGTTAGTTCTGCTGATAACTCAGGTGTATTACAGTTAGCATCGGGTACTGGTAATTTAATTACTGTTCCATCTACTACTGGAACAATGGCTTTATATGCAAATCCACAAATAACTGTTTATACAAGCGGTAGCGGAACTTATACAACCCCTACTGGTACTAAATATTTAACTGTTGAATTAGTTGGTGGCGGTGCTGGTGGTTCTGCAAGTAGCAACGGATCCGCTGGCGGAACTGGAGGAAACACTACATTTTCAACTTTAACTGGGACTGGCGGTACTTCAACTGTCCCAACTGTTGGAGGAACTGGTGGAGCGGCTTCTGGCGGTGATGTAAATATTGCTGGAGGTTCTGCATCAGGTTCATATCAAGCCTTTGAAACATCAGGTGCTTCTTATACTGGCGGTAGTAATGGAGGAGTTTCATATTTTGGAGGTGCTGGCAAAGGGGGTGCTCCAGGTGGTAGCGCAGGTGGTGCGGCAGCTACAAATAGTGGTTCTGGAGGTGGAGGCGGCGCTCAAAATACAACTGCTTATGCTGGTACTGGTGGAGGTGCTGGTGGATATGTTAGAAAACTTATTACCTCTCCTTCAGCTACTTATTCTTATGCGGTGGGTGCTGGGGGTTCTGGTGGAGCGGCTGGTGTAACGGACAGCTTTGCTGGCGGTGCTGGCGGCTCAGGAATAATTATTGTTACTGCTTATTTTGGATAATAAATGTGAAGCACCAACAGCCAAACCAAATGACGGAAAGCTATATATGTGCGATGAAGCTACAACTAATTGGAAGGAATTAACATAATGCCTATCGTATTAGACGGCACAAACGGAATTACATTTCCTAATAGCACTACACAAGCTAGTGCTGGAAAAGTATTGCAAGTGGTTCAAGTTATTAACTCTACAACATTTAGTTCTTCCAGCACTAGTTATGTTACCCCAACAGATATGAGTGTAACAATTACTCCAACAAGTTCAACAAGTAAAATATTAGTTTTAATGAGAGTAATGTGTTCTGGTTCTCTTGCTGGAACTATTACTTTGCGTGGTCAATTAATTCGTGGCGCAACAGCTTTAGACTCTGGAGATAGTGGAGCTTCACCAAACAGCAGTTTTATTAATACACGCTTTGTTAATTATTTAGACTCTCCAGCAACTACATCTGCAACAACATACTCTTATCAATTTTATGGTGATGGAGCTACTTGGTATGTTAATCAGACTGGAGCTGCTGGAAATCCAGCTTCTAGTCAATTAACTTTAATGGAGATTGCAGGATGATAAGTGCTATTTATAAACTATATCCACAAGTTAAATATACCATTGACAATGTTGCTTACGATGCTAATGACAATGAAGTTGCTTATGACCTTGCTGCGGTGACTGCACAAGCTGAAGCGGATGTACAAGCAGCTAAAAATGCAAAGATTTCTGCATTAGCTAAATTAACTGCACTTGGACTTTCTGAAGATGAAGTAAAAGCATTAATAGGATAGACGAGGACTAAATGTTTGCTGAATCCCCGTATGCAGGTTCGCCTTTTGCCTCACTGGGGGTAGCTGCGGATGTATCCATAACTGTTGTTGGGGTTTCTGCGGTAGGTGTAGTAGGCACAGTTGATATAAGCACAGGCGCTACTATTGACTTAACAGGCGTAAATGCGATTGGTCGAGTTGGTGATGTAGCAGTAACGGCTGATTCTAACGTTGATGTAACGGGTATTAACATCCCATGTCTAGTTGGCACGGTAGATGTAAGAGCTGATGCAGTTGTAGATTTGACTGGGGTGTACGCTGTAGGGCGCATAGGTAACGTAGATGTTCAGGCTGGTGCAGTAGTTACGGTTACTGGAGTAGCTGCTATCGGGATTACAGGCTCGGTAACGGTTACAGGCAATGCAGTTGTAGATTTGACTGGAGTTTATGCAGTAGGCCGATTAGGTAATGTAGATGTTACAGCTAGCGCCACAGTATTTGTTACAGGCGTATATGCGGTAGGGCTAATTGGTAACGTATCTGTATCAGGAAATGCCACGGTAAACGTGACAGGAGTCAAGGCTGTTGTTAAACTTAAAGTCGTAAACGTTTGGGGCAATATTAATACAGATCAGATACCTAATTGGGCACCAATCGCACCTGGCGCTGGTTCTGGATGGACAGAGATTAACCCTAGCCAAACGCCTAACTGGACAGATGTTTTAGTGCCTTCGGGCTTTGATAATTAAGGATATACCATGGCAAGTACATTTTCACCATCATTACGTATCGAGTTAATCGGTGACGGAGACCAATCAGGTATCTGGGGGCAAACCACTAATACAAACCTAGGAACCTTAATAGAACAGGCAATTTCTGGGGTTATTACGATAAATTTGACAGACTCTAATTACACCCTAAGTAATTTTAATGGTGTATCTGATGAGGCTAGAAACCAAGTTATTGTAGTTGTTGGCACAGTTACTGGAATACGTAACGTTAGTCCTCCGATAGTTGAAAAAACTTATGTTGTTCAAAACAACACTACAGGCGGTTTTGCTATACGAGTTATTGGCACTACTGGTCAGGGCGTATTAATACCAAATGGCACCACAGCATACATATACTGTGATGGAACTAACTTTAACAGTATTATTAATGGCGCAACTGGTAACTTTGACGTGGCAGGCAACCTAGCGGTTACGGGTACAACTACTTTAACTGGTGCTGCTACTTTATCTAGCACTTTAGGTGTTACTGGAGCTACCTCGTTAACTACAGGCTCTATTTCAGGGGTAATGACTGCACCAACCGCAGCCGTTACTACTGATAACACACAAATAGCAACAACCGCATTTGTAAGAGATATTATTCCAACAGGCGTTATCTTAATGTGGTCTGGTTCAATTGCCTCAATCCCGTCTGGCTGGTTATTATGTGATGGATTAAACGGAACTCCAAATTTAGTCGATCGGTTTGTTGTTGGTGCTGGTTCAGCTTATGCTGTGAACGCAACGGGTGGTTCTGCAAATGCTACTCTTGTAAGCCATACTCATACTGCTTCAGTAGCAGATCCTGGGCATTTCCATAATGCCTTTGGTGTTCAACAATTAACTGGTGCTGGTAGTGGTTTTGACTGGAATCCATCAAATCTAAATACTGGCGCTACTCGATTTGTTAGCACAGTTGCTACTGGTATAACTGTATCTAACAGCACAGAAGGTTCTTCTGCTACCAACGCAAATTTACCACCATACTACGCACTTGCTTACATTATGAAAGCCTAACATGATTAAAACCATCCAAGACTCTTTAGACGGCGGTGAATTTAAACCACGCCATACGATTGAAATCTACTGTCCTAACTGTGGATACGATGTTTCTGAGGCTGAACTAGCTGCCAAAATGTGTAGTGATTGTGGGCATAGCCTTGAGAATCCAGAGCAGCACGTAGCTATTATGGTGGCTAATATGTCATTCGGCGGGTCAACACTCTGAGGCAAAGAACAGTGAGATATGTCAGATCCGTTGGGGTTGTCCGAGGGGGTAAAGGGGCTTAGTTCTGGGCTGGATTCTGCTCGTGAAGCAGGTAAGTCCGTTTCTAAACAGATTGAAAATGTACAAAAAGACGCCGTAGATGTAGCCCAGCAAAGAGCGCAAGAGCGTATACGGGCAAGACGGGAAGCAGAATTTAAGAAGGAACGAGCGCTGGTTAAAGCGCTTGAAGAGTGGAAACGAAAGAAACAAATCTCCGATGAGGAGGCTGATTTAAAGATTAAGTTTGTAAAGCAGTACGGCGCTAAAGAATGGGATGCACTGCTCAAGATTAAGCTGGACATTGAGAACATGGAACGTAAAAACAACGATGAGTTCCAGCATGATTTAAAGACAGTAAGGCAGGTGCAGTTTTATTGTTTTATGGCGGCGTTGATTGTAACGTTGTGGCTAAAGTTTATTTTAGGAGCGTTTTAAATGTTAGGACTAGATACCATTGTTGGCGTAGGCATGAAGCTAATTGACAAGCTGATACCTGACCCACAAGCCAAAGCACAAGCCCAGCTAGACCTAGCTAAACTTGCCCAAGAAGGCAAACTGGCTGAAATACAAGCTGATACTGTAGCTATGCAAGAAACCAGTAAACGCTGGCAGGCAGATATGGCATCGGATTCTTGGCTTTCCAAGAACATCCGTCCGATGACCCTTGTGTTTATTTTATTGGTCTTTTGCGCTTTTTCTTTAATGTCAGCGTGGAAAATTGATGTTAATGAATCTTACGTAAAGCTCTTAGGCGAATGGGGTCAGTTAATTATGTTGGCTTACTTTGGTGGACGTACCGTTGAAAAGATTATGGACATGAAGTCGAAAGAGAAACAAGATGCAAAGTAACTTTGAAAAGTGCCTAGCGAAGATGCTTGCCCATGAGGGCGGCTTTGTAAACCATCCACAAGACCCAGGCGGTATGACTAATTTTGGCGTAACTAAACGGGTTTGGGAAGAATGGGTCGGACATGAAGTTGACGAGAAACAGATGCGGGCGCTGACCCCCGAAACCGTTGCGCCACTTTATAAGAAGAAGTACTGGGATGCTTGCCGAGCTGATGATCTTGTATCTGGTGTTGACTACTGCGTTTTTGATGTCGCTGTTAACTCAGGCTCAGGTCGTGCCATTAAGTTTTTGCAGTCGTGTGTTGGGGTTACTGCTGATGGTGGTTTCGGGCCTGCTACTCTGGCTGCTGTAGAAAAAGCCGAGGAAGATCCAGCTAGGTTAGTAGAGCTGTATTGCGCTAAACGGCTAGAGTTCTTACAATCACTTAAGACCTTTGAAACCTTCGGTAAAGGCTGGTCTAGGCGTGTTGCAGAAGTTAAAGATGAAGCACTTAAGATGTTAGGGTAAACCCGAATGCCATTACAGAAATTACAATTCCGACCAGGCGTAAACCGAGAAGGTACTAATTACTCCAACGAGGGCGGTTGGTATGCTTGCGACAAAGTGCGTTTTCGCTCAGGTTTTCCTGAAAAGATTGGCGGATGGATCCGTCTTTCAAACAATACGTTTTTAGGTGTAGCCCGTGCTTTATGGAATTGGGTAACTTTGGCTGGCTCTAATTTATTAGGGGTTGGCACTAACCTTAAGTACTATATTGAACTGGGTGGTGCATACAACGATGTTACCCCTATCAGGGTTACATTTAGTGCAGCCTCTACTCCAAACACAACAAACTGTATTTCCACTACCAATGGATCTAATGTAGTAACAGTTAACTATGTAAACTATGGTGGCATTAGTAATGACTTTGTAACTATTTCTGGCGCTAATGCTGTGGGTGGAATAGCCGCAACTGAAATAAATGCCGAACATCAAATTACTTATATAGATTTAGATACCTTTACATTTACAGTAAATTCTGCCGCAACTTCTAACGTAGCAGCTGGTGGTGGTAATACTATTACTATGGCGTTTCAGATTCAAACTGGCTTAGATGTTTTTGTGGTTGGCACTGGCTGGGGCGCTGGAACATGGCCTTCTTATATCCAAACCACATTGAGCAGTCCATTTACTTGTACAAGTCCTAGCAACGTTGTTACCGTAACCCAAACAGCACATGGTCTTGCTAACGGCAACGCAGTTTATTTCAATAGCATATCTGGTAATGTTTGCGGCATAGCATCTACCCCATTTATTAAAGCGTTTTCAATTACAGTAGTCAATGCAAATGCCTATACGTTCTCAACGGTTATTGGTTCTAATACCTATACCACGTCCGATAACGGCCCAACGGGTGGCACGGTAGTTGTTTCTACGCCTGTTGCACCTTTCCGTGGTTGGGGTACGGCGGCGAATGTAGGTATTGGGCAACAGCTTCGTTTATGGACAAATGACAACTTTGGTGAAGATTTAATTATTGCTCCTCGTGGCGGTGCTATTTATTATTGGGATGCAACAACTGGCGTGTCAGTGCGGGCTGTAGAACTAAGCACTTTAGCTTCAGGTTCAACGGTTCCTGGAACTTCATATACCTACAAAGACTTTGTTCCCAACCAAACCAATCAAATTATTGGATCGGCAATTCAACGTTTTGTTATTGCTTTTGGCGCTAATCCTTATGATCCGACTGATCCAACGACTCCGTTTGACCCACTTTTAGTTCGCTGGTCAGACCAAGAAGACCCTTTTACATGGGTGCCAGATGCCACTAATCAGTCAGGTGAATATCGTCTAAATATTGGATCCACTATTATTTCAGCTCGTTCAACCCGCCAAGAAATTTTGGTTTGGTCTGATGCCGCTATTTATTCTATGCAATACCTTGGACCGCCCTATATTTGGGGCTTTCAATTGCTGCAAGACAACATTACCATCATGTCTCCTAATGCGGCTATAACTGTTAACAACATTACCTACTGGATGGGAACAGATAAGTTCTTCTCGTACTCAGGACGTGTAGAAACGCTTCCTTGCGCACTATGGCAGTTTATTTTTGACGACATTAATAAAGACCAGTCATTTCAGGTATTTGCTGGTTCAAATGAAGGTTACAACGAAATATGGTGGTTCTATTGCTCACAAAATAGCAATGCAATAGATAGCTACATTATTTACAACTACCTTGAGCGCACATGGGCTTACGGCACAATGAATCGTACCGCTTGGCTAGACTCAGGCTTACGCCAGTTCCCAATGGCTGCCTACCCTACAGGCAATAAGATTTTGTTCCATGAGGCTAACGTAGATGATGTATCAGGGTTAACCCCAGTACCGATTGAAGCCTACATTCAGTCTTCTGACTTTGACATTGGTGATGGGCACAACTTTGGATTTGTGTGGCGCATACTGCCAGATTTAACTTTTAACGGCTCAAACGTAAACCAGCCATACGTAACAATGACGGTGCGCCCACGCAGAAACTCTGGTGCTCCTTATGGTACAGCAAACAATCCAGAAGTAGCCAGTACCCAGAACTACGTTAGCAGTGGAACCTATGACGTACAGGAGTTTGATGGACAGGTATATACCCGTCTTCGTGGACGCCAAATGAGCTTTAGGATTGAGTCAACCACTTTAGGTGTGGCTTGGCAGTTAGGTAGTCCACGTATTGATATTAGAAACGATGGTCGCAGATGACGATTTATAGGGATACCCCGCTTCGCCCACCAAAAGCACCCAATCTGCTGATTGCGCCAGTAGACTATCGCCAGCAATACATCGACCAGCTTAATAATGCTCTGCGTCTGTACTTTAACCAGATTGATAACAGCATCGCATCGTTGCTAGACGTTACAGGTGGGGGAGCTTTAAGCCTTCCTTTTATTGCTGCATCCGATAGCACAGATCAACTTGCCACCGCCTCAGACACCGCTACGGTTGTAAAATGGAACACCCTAGAGGGCGGTAGCGGGTTTACTTTAAACGCCCCTGGCTCGGCTACGGCGCTTGTATCGGGTGTGTATAAAATTACATACAGCCTTCAGCTTGCAAATACCGATAACGCCCAGCACGATGCAGCGGTATGGCTCAAGATTAATAATGTCGATGTACCCCGTTCTACTACGGTATTTACTGTACCAGCCCGTAAAAGTGCTGGGGTATTTAGTTATGTTTGTGCTTACTCCGAAGTGGTGTTTTCTTTAGAGTCTGGCGATGAGATGGAACTGTACTGGGCAACTGGTCAAGCCTACGACACCTCCCCCGCAACAGACGGTATTTACATAGAAGCGTTAGCAGCACAAGCTAGTCCCTATGCCAGACCTGCAACCCCTTCTGCATTAGGCTCAATTACCTTTGTATCTAGGCTTCCATCATGATAAACTTGACACCAAATAACCTTGTGAGGCATATATGGGATTCTTTGACAGCTTAGTTCCTACCGAACAATATCAAGCCCAGACTTTAGCCAAGCAATCTGGCGGTCAGGGTACGCCTATTCCTATGGCTCCAATGCAGCCACCAGTGCCACAACAGTTTGCCAAAGGCGGGTTAGCTGCTGCAAACAATCAAATTCAACAAACCCAGGTTATGAAAGTAATTGCTAATTACTTTAAAAACAAGGGTTTACCAGTAGAGCCAGCCATGGAAGGCGTTAAAAAAGAAATTGAAAACGGTCTTAAGTTAATCCCGTTTGAAAGTTCAGTAATGGGGTTTAAGTCATTGGGCAATGATGTAGCTCAAATCCATTTTTTTACAGTTGGAACCATGCAAGACTTAGCAAATGACATGCAATACTTTTATAAGTATTTGAAAGATAAGGGAATTAAGACTGTTTATGACTCAATTCCAGCCCCAATTACCACTCAAATATTTGATCGTTTAGGCGCAACTATAGTTAAATCTGACAAACCTGACTTTAAATTTAAGGCAACAATATGATTTTGGATGTACAAAAACCTATTGACGCTTCTTTGATACAGAAGCAAATGGGCATTTTGTGCAATACAGCAAAAGATCTTCCTCCAGCGCATTGTGAGGAAAAGCATCACTTTGGACCAAATATCTACATTAAAGAAGTAACAATGCCAGCTGGATCTTTAATTATTGGCAAGCACCATCGCATGGAGCACCTTTGCAACATGATATCAGGACGTATGATTGTTCTAGATGCTGACGGCAATCGGGCAGAATTGATTGCTCCAATGACGTTTATGGCAAAGCCAGGACGCAAGATTGCTTACATTATAGAAACAGTAGTATTTCAAAACATTTATTCAACACCAGAAACAGATATACAGAAGCTAGAAGACATGTGCATAGACAATTCTAAGGATCTGTTAGAGGAAGGAAACTAATATGGCTTTCGTTGCGGTAGCTGGCACAGTAGGTGCTGCGGTAGGACTAAGTGGTACAGCAGCCATTATTGGCGGTGGCGCTTTAATTGGCGCTGGCGTAGGTGGTTTATACAGCGCTGTTACTGGTGATGGCGATATTCTTAACAGTATGCTTACTGGTGGTCTTATTGGTGGCGCTGGTGCATTTGGTTTAAATGCACTGGGGGTTGGAGCTGGTGCTACTGCTGGTACTACTGCTGCTGGTGGTGCTGCTGGCGCTGGTGCTACTGGAGCAGGAACTATTGGGCCTGCAGCAACAACTGTTGCTACAACTACTCCAGCTATGGAAGCAGCCGCTTTATTAGATGCAGCAGCTGTAGCAGAAGGCGGAACAACAGCTGGTATGGCAACGCAATATGCAGCACAAGAAGCAGCCAAACAAGAAGCCGCAAAAGTTGCAGCTAAAGCATTATCTGGCAAAGAAATGCTTGGTTATGGTTTAGCTGGAACATCTGCTTTGCAACTGTTAGGTGGAAAAAGCAAGGGATCAAATGCTCCAACAGATCCTGGAATGATTCGTCCTTATGAATTTAACTCCAATCCAGTTGCAGCTACTGGAAACTTCCCTTCTCCTTACGCAACGGCTCAATACGATGCCGCTGGTATGCCAATTATGGATACCAGAGAACGTAATTACTTTGACCAAAAGTACACAGCATTAACTCCATACTCAGCCCGTTCTGGCACTCCAAATCCAAACGTTCCTGTAGCAGCTGCTAGAGGCGGGTTGATGGCTGCTGGTGGTCCAGTTGAGCGTATGTCTCAAAATGTCATGGGCGGTTTAGGTAATATGTATCCGCAAAGCCAACAGCCTGTAACGAGCTTTGCCACTCCAACACAGATGCCAGTATCGGCAGAGATAGTTCGTTCTGACTATGACGCACAGACACGTCCTTACTCAGGCATAACTATGGCAAATGGTGGTCTTTCTAAGGCTAACGGTTTACGCAATACAAAAAGCTATAGCGTAGGCGGTGTTTCTTATGACGCTCAAAACCAAAAGTATTCAGGAGCTGGAATTGATCAAGCGCCTGTTGCATTAGAAGCAAGTTTGCCTCCTTTAACAGCTGATTTAATAGCTTCATTAACACCACAGTGGCAAGCTGCAAATCCATATAAATATGCTTATGATGCTAAGAATCAAAAATACAGTGCTGCTACACCTGATATGAATCAGTTAAACGCATTTAAGGCGTTTCAAGATCAAAAGGCAGCAGATGAGGCGGCAGCAGCGGCAGCTCAAGCCTATCAACCTTATGATGGCGGTGGCGGAGCCAATGGTGGACTTATGCCTTACAACTTAGGCGGTTACTCCGATGGTGGTCGTTTATTGCGTGGTCCTGGAGATGGTGTATCGGATGACATTCCAGCTACGATTGCAGGTAAACAGCCAGCTAGATTAGCGGACGGAGAATTTGTTATCCCAGCCCGTATTGTTTCTGAGATTGGCAATGGGTCTACGGATGCTGGCGCTAAACGATTATATGCCATGATGGATCGTATTCAGGATGGTCGTAAGAAAACTATTGGAAAAAAGAACATAGCAAAAGATACAAAGGCTAAAAAACACTTATTAGCTTAAATGTTACAAAGCGCCCAATCATTTGAAGCCAAGCAAAAAGCAGCGGAGATATTGCTTGAACATGTTGGCGTTCAACCTTGTGGTGATTTGCAAGCCTTGTTTTGGGTGGATGAAGAGAATAAAATTGAATGGGTTATAGGGTATACCGCTTTTATAGGAAAGACTTGTCAAATGCACATGGTTAATTTAAAAGGTGGATATACCCCAAAAGGTTTACTGTTTGGTGCTTTTGACTTTCCATTTAACTATTTAGGTATAGAAAAAGCAATTGGCGTATTAAATAGTCTTAATACTAAAGCTGTGGAATATGACAAAAAGCTAGGGTTTACTGAAATTGTGCGTTTAGAAGGCATGCACGATGACGGTGGAGATTTGATTGTTATGGAAATGAATAAAGCTGACTGTCGCTGGATTAAGGAACGCAAAAAATGAACTTACTAGGAATGAAACGAAAACTGTTGCCATTTAGCGGACCTATGGGGGGCGGTGGCAAAGGCGGTGGCGGTGGTGGCGGACAAGCCCCAAGCCAACAGACAGTTTCTAATACATCAATCCCTGAATATGCTCGTCCGTATGTCGAGAAAATGCTTGGGCAGACTGAGGCTTTAACTGATATTAATCAGAATCCATATCAAACTTATGGAGGTCAGCGTATTGCTGACTTTAATCCTACCCAGCAAAAGGCATTTGAAAACGTAAAAAATATGCAGGTAGCACCGCAAATAGGTGAGGGAACTGGATTAGCTGCCGCTTCTGGATTAGGGTCTATTGGAACGGCTGGTCAGATGGGTCAAGTTGGTCAGCAATATGCTAATCAAGCTACCAATCCATACGCTCAACAAGCGTATATGTCACCTTACATTCAGAACGCATTACAGCCACAATTAGCTGAAATGAACCGCCAGTATGACATTACTGGCTTACAACAGAAGAGAGCAGCGACTGGAGCTGGTGCTTTTGGTGGTTCTCGTGAAGCATTAATGCGCTCTGAGAATGAGCGTAATAAAAACATGGCTATGAACGCAGCCATTGGTTCTGGATATCAAAACGCTTTCCAAGCTGCTCAACAAGCTCAACAGTTTGGTGCTGGTCTAGGATTGCAAGGATTACAAGGTCAGTTACAAGGCTATGGTCAGGCTGGTCAAGCAGCTGCAACATTAGGCCAATTAGGTCAGACACAGTATGGTCAGAAAATGGGCATCAATCAAGCCCAGCAACAAGTTGGCGCAATCCAACAGGCGCAAGCTCAACAAGGCTTGGATACTGCTTATCAGGACTTCCTCAAGCAGAAAAACTATCCATACCAGCAGCTTGCTTTCATGTCCGATATGACTCGTGGTATTCCTTTATCTCAGACATCACAAGCCATGTATTCTGCACCTCCAAGCGCTGTATCTCAGCTTGGCGGTCTAGGTATGTCTGCTTTAGGTATCTATGGAATGTCTGGTGGCTTTAAGGCTAACGGTGGCATGGTAGGAAAAGGATACGCAAAGGGCGGTTTAACTTATGCGGGTGGCGGGGACATCTCTTCAATGTCTACCGAGCAATTAACAGAAATGTTAAACAACCCAACTACCGATCCTATTTTGGCAGCTGAGATTGAAAAGTTATTAATGTTGCACCGCAGAATGGCTATGAATCCTGAGACGGATCAGATTATGGCTCCAGCGTTAGGTCGCTCTGGTATTGCATCTATTGGCACTGGCGATATGGTTCCAGAAGAAATGCCAGCTGGTGCTGGTGGCGGTATCGTGGCTTTTGCTGATAGAGGCATGGTAAATCTTAAAAATCCAAAGCTATCTGATGACACTGCAGAACGTAGAAAAATGTTGCAACAAAGAGAAAGCGCATTGTTCAAACGTCTGTTTGAAGACCAAGATCCATTTAAAGAATCAAAGTCTTCCGAGGAAGAACTTCGCAAATCAGTAGCTGAAAGCGCCCGTATGAACCCATACGCAGCTTTAACTAATACTGGTTTGGCATTAATGAAAGGAAGCTCTGATCCTACAAAACGTGGAAATTTCCTTGCTGAATTAGGTGAAGCTGGTGAATCTGGTTTAAGCACTTACGCAAAAGGCAAGGCAAGCCAAGCAGAAATGAATAGAGCTTTATTAGGTCAAATTGAAAAGAGAGAAGCCTCTAAGTTTGGCAGAGATGTTGCACTGCAAAACGCTTTGACTACTTCATTAGGCCAGATGGATGCCAAAGAGCTTGGTATGCTTAATGCTAGATCTAATGCTGGTTTAGCAGCAGCAACTAGAGATTCTAATTTACGCCTTAAGTACGCAACCTTGTATAAAGACACCTTGGACGATGTTAAGGAAAAAATGCTCAAACAAGATAAGTTTGGTCAACTATATCGTAAAGACCCAGCTGGATTTAACCGTGCAGCCGAGCTTGAAGCTAAACGTATTTTGCCTAAAGAGGCGTTGGAGATTTTGGGTAAAACAGCGGCAGTTACCGAAACCCCAGTGGATAAGCCTGTAGTTCCTGGAGGTAAAAATCCTCCTCCAGTAAGTTATCCAGTACCTACCGCAGCAGCAATTAATGCGTTAAAATCTAGAACAGATAAAGATGTAGCATCAAAACAGTTTGATACAATATTTGGACCAGGTGCAGCAAGTAAAGTTTTAGGTAAGTAACTGCATAAAATTTAAAGGATTGCTTTATGGCAACTAAGCCAGAGGATATAAACCCGTTTGCTAAATTCGTTGAGCAACCGAAGGCTGAACCTACCACTGAAGCCAATCCTTTTGCACAATATGTTCCATATACAGTAGGCACTGGTCTAGGCGATGCCAGCAAAATGCTTGCTGCTGGCGCCATTCGTCCTACACTAGCCATCCCCCAAGGTCTTGAATCTGCTGCCAGAAACGTCCCAAGACAAGTATTAGAACAACAGGGCATCCAGCCCGTTGAAAAGATTGGACCACTTACATTTGCAGAAGAGTTGGTTCGTACAGGACCAGCCCAACTATTTACCAATGTAGCCAAAGCCTTTGTTAAGAAAGCTACTGGCGAGTCTTTTGAGAAGCAACAAGAGCGCCAAAAAGAAAATGAAATAGCTTTAGACAGGGCTATTTCCAAAGTTCCTAGGATTCCTGGCACAGCAGAACTGGCTAAGTATGGCGAGGAAAAGTCAAAAGCCTTAACTGAAAGCGTATCTGAGGTAGGTAAAGCCCGTATTGCTGAGTCTCAAGTAGCAGGAAACATCCTTGAGGCTATTAAAAACCGTAGCGTTGAGAACCTTTCCTTTGGTAAAGACCCGTCTGTTATGGGTTATGCCCTACAAGGATCTCAGATTCTTGGCTCATTAGCCCCTGTTATTGGCACAGCCTTACTTACTCGGAGTTCTAAAGCCGTAGGTACAGTCGGCTTTGGTATGGGCGCTGGTGAAGCCGTCCAAAATGCGCAAGAGTACATTGGCAAACTTAGTGATGCAGAGCTGATAGCAGCAAGCCCGTACTACAAAACAATGCTGGAAAAGGGCGTTTCGCCACAGGAAGCTCGTAAGGTTGTAACCGATAAAGCGGCTGAATACGCAGCCCAGCTACAAGGTTCAGTTGCTGCATTTGGCGATGTCATCACAGGTAAGTTGGTGACTGGTCAGTTTGACAAACTAATGACTGGACCAGTTAAGAACCGTTTAGGTCGCATTGCCTTGGGAACTACAGCTGGATCCTTGGAAGAGGGTACGCAAGAGTTCTTGGAAGGTATTGCCAGCGACATCGGTATTAACAAATCTGTTATTAAAGAGATTGGCGAAGAGTCCTTTGCCAACTTCGTGCTGGGCGCTATGGGCGGTGCTGGTCCAGGAGCATACCGTGGAGCAGTAGCCAAGACAGTGCAAGAGGCAAATGCCCCTAAACCTGTCAAGCCTACCAAAGAAGAGATAGATGCGCAGATGATCGCAAGTCTCACTGGAACAGGTGTTCCACCAGTTCCTCCTGTTGCCCCAACTGGAACAGGTGTTCCACCTGCGCCCCCAGCTGCTCCAGCTGCCACGGTAGAGGAAGATGATTTAGCTCCATCATCCATAGTTCCTCCTAGCGTAGTAGCTCCAGTAGCTGCTATGGTATCTACAGTAGGCTTAGACCCAGCCACTGCCCAGCGAGTAGAAAGTCTTAAAGCCGAACTTCAGATGATTGAAGCTAGGAAATCAGATCCTACTCGATTACTTAATGAGGGCGAACTAGAGTTCTATGCGGAAAGAGAAGCCGAACTTGCTAGGGAAATTACTGCCTTAGTAAGCCCACAAGCTCCAGCAGCTCCAGTAACTCCAGAAGCTCCTGCTGCGCCTGTTGAGCCAATAGGCGAAGATTTAATTGGCAAATTGCAAGATTTTGGTGAGGTTATTGAGTCACGCCAAGATGCAGAATCCCGTTTCTCTAACGGGGAACAAATATACGCCTTCCCAGAGCAGGACGAGCAACCATTCCTTATTCGCAATATAGATGAGCTATCAGCTTATACGCCAGATAGACTGTTGGCTTTACCTGCTGCAGCTGCAGAGGAAGTAGTTACTGAGCCAAAGGCAACAGAAACCCCTAACGTACTTAAACATGATGGCATAGAGTATGCTGATACCCCAAGAATTAAAAGCCTAATAGAAAAAGCTGAAGGTATTCAGTCTAATTTACCTCCTGTGCAGGAAGGCATGATACGACTGTATCGTGGCAACAGAGAGGGAGAAGTTGGTCAAAATCCATCTTTTACTAATTCATTGGTTGGTATTGCTTTACCGTTCCAAGAAAGTTATGGCGGCAGTTTATCGTATGTGGATATACCAAAAGCAGATTTAGCCAAATACGAAAGCACTACTGCAAGTGCGCCAGGTTCAGAATTTAGTTTGCCAGCGGAACTTGCGCAGCAAGCTAAAGAAATAAAAGCAACGCCTACCAAAGAAGAGCAGATTGCTATTAATAAAGCTCGTCAAGAAGAGCAAAAAGCTGCTGCAGAAGCTGAAAAAGCTAAAAAAGAAAAAGAGGAAAAAGAGAAAGCTAAACCTACTGGTGGACCAGCTATTGGTGGACCAGCTGCACCTACTGGTGGACCATCTACGCCTAAGAAGGTAGGTCCAACAGAAGAAGAAAAGAAAGCTAAAGAAGAAGAGAAGAAGGCTAGAGAAGAAGAGAAGAAAGCCAGAGAAGAAGAAAAAGCTCAAAAAGAAGAGCAAAAAAAGAAGATAGCTGAATTAAACACAAACCCAATGAAGGTTGCCATGGAAACTGGCAATGCGGATGCGGTTGCAACAATACTATACGGCAAAGCTGTTGATGAAAATTTATTTCCAGTTATTTTCCCAGAAGAAATGCTGCTGCGTATTCCAGTCGAAACAAGTCTGGTAAAGCAGATAGAAGATCAGCTAGTTAAAAACAAGTTCCGTATTACTGACAGAGCAGTTCCAGCAACAACAGACGATCCTTCCTATGTAGGTCCTGAAAGAATTACCATATCTGCGTTATATAACCCAGAAAAAGTAAGCGTACAAGGTGGCGGTGCTGAGTTTTACAACAACCGTAAGGGGCAAATTACTGCTGCACCGTTACCAAAAGATGCCACAGAAAAACAAAAAGATGCGCTGGTAACTGAACTATTAGATCTTGCAAGCCCTAAAAAATTATTAGACATTGAATCTAATCCAAACAATACATTTGGCACATTGATGTTTAAAGAGGGCTTAGTATCTAAGATAAAGTCACCTGGAGACTATCTTTTTGAGTTAATTCAGTTGCCTACAAGAGCTGGCGGACAGTTTAATACTTACATTCCTTCTAAAGCGGGATATCGCCAAGCCATCAAATTAGTTATAGATGAAGGTAAAGAAGAGTTAGTTAGAAAATTACTAGTAGATTATGTAACGTCTTTACAAACTCTACAGTCTGTACTCAACGATCATTCTAATGTTACCCCTTTATACGATGCTTTGATGGCAAAGTATATAAAGGATCCGAATGCAGACCGAATACCTGATATATATACACCAGAAGGTGTAGATTTAAAAAATAAAATTGACGATGTAAGGCTGTATCAATTCATTCCTAAACTATTTTCTTTGTTTAGCCTTGATGAAAACTCTACTGATCAAACAAACCGAATTGTAAAGAAAGACGCAGAAACTCCGCCAGAGCTAGGTAACATTATCAGACGTGGTATGCGTGACCATCGGCAGGGTCGAGATGTAGATGTTCAAGACTTTTTACAAACATTTAAATTTTTACCAGGCGGTATTGACTTTGGTAACTGGGTTAATCAGTCAGAGCGTACAGCCCATCTAAACGCAATTTACGATGCGATGTATGACCTAGCAGACATTGCTGGTATAGCGCCAGAGATGCTAGGCTTGAATGAAAAGTTAAAACTAGCTGTAGGTGCGCAGGGGCGTGGTGGTAAAACTGCGGCTTGGTTTGTTCCTGCATACAATGAAATCAACTTAACAAAAACAAAAGGTGATGGAACATTAGGGCACGAATGGCAACATGCATTAGATTTTAATTTAAGAACATCTGCCAACGGAAAAGTCTTAATGGCTGATACCGCAGCTACTTTACAGAGAATGATCACTGTAGAAAGAGTAGAAAGTAACTTACGGTCAATCTTAACTAATACAGCAAATAGTGAAAACAACCGTAATACACCTCCCAAAAAAGCATTTTTTGATGCTATTTCAAATAGTCGGTATGGTGAAGCCCAAATTTATTCTAGTTCTTTTACTGATACACAATTTTACAAAGATGCTTTGCAATTAGATAGAAGCAGAGAAAAGCCATATTGGAGCACTGGAATAGAGCTGTTATCTAGGTCTTTTGAGTCTTTAATACATGATTTAGCAAAAGGTGGATCTCCATACCTAGTTGGACCAACAGTAGCAGATGGATATGTAACTAAAAAGAATGGATATCTTGGCACCACTTATCCAGCTGGCAAAGAGCGCCCCATAATCAATGAAGTATACCAACAGATGTTGGATCAAATTGATCCTAAGACTTTAGAGATAAAAACATACAAATTAGAAACTAAAATTATTAAGGTTGAAGATTTAGGATATGCAGTAGTTGATCAGTATTACCTTGATCGTGGTCGACTGGGTGGTTTGAATTGGTTTAAGACAGAAGAAGAAGCAAAAGAAGCTAAAGAACAACGTGACGGCACAGAAGAAATATTAACGCCACGGCTAATGCAAATTAGCAAGGTTAATCAAAGCATTATCAACATGGCACAACGTATTGATGCCATCATGGAAGAGATGGGCTTGTTCAAATGGCCCGAAATTAAAAATGGCTCAATGGCTGAGTCAATGTTCTACCACATGCGTCAAGGATGGTGGCCTAAAAACAACCGTGAGTTAGCCGAATATGGCATCAAAGCGTATCTGCAATCGCCTGAGCTATTGGGATTCAATCCCCTAAAAAACCAAAGAGAAATAGACAATTACAAAATTGCTGACTTTGAGGGTGATCGAGTTAAGTTAAAGCAAACTCAAGAAGACTTTGAGGCAGCAGCTGTACGGTACATTAGCCAAGTCATTACCGATATGAGAGCAGAAGGTTCTGATACCAAGGCTATCTATGACCATATTGTAGGCTTGTACCAAAATCAACCTACATTAGATGTTAAGTCAGTATTAAGCCAAACTAATAATGCTTACTCTACCCCATTGCCAATTGCATACCTTGCTGGCATGTTATCCCGTGTTAAATCTACTACAACAGTATTAGATCCAACTGGCGGTAATGGAATGCTAGTGGTTACGGCTAATCCCAAAAACGTAACAACAATTGAAATAGACCCGCATCGTGTTAATAATTTGAAGTTGATGCAAATGGGGGATGTAATTGAAGGGGATGCATTAGTAAAAATAAAGGACATCCAAGCTCAAAAAGTAGACGTAGTTCTTACCAACCCTCCATTTGGATCGCTTCCAACGCCTGTAGATGTTAAGTCTTGGACAGGACAAAATTACAAGATTGGTGCATTAGATCAGCTCATTGCAGCCGAATCATTGCGGACTATGGCAAATGACGGCAGAGCAGTTTTGATATTGGGATCTCATATCAAGCCAAACACTATTACATCGACAGATAGAGTGTTCTTAAATTGGCTGTACGGCAATTACAACGTTGCCGACCATTTTGAAATTGCTGGAAATCTATATCGTAAACAAGGTGCGTCTTTTCCGTTGCGTGTCTTGGTTATTGCTGGAAGAAATCAAACGGACAATGTTTACCCAAATGATTACGTTGTCAACAGACTAACGTCATTTGATGAATTATGGAGCAGATATGTTCAAGCCAGTGATCGTAGCGAACAAGTCGTGGTGGGTACCAGAAAACAACGGACGCCTACTGGCGGTGCAGATAGACCAACCACAGCAGTACCAACAGGCGATAATCTCCAAGATGGCGAAACTGGCGGAGGAGTGGGGAGGGCTGGAGAGGGCGCTGGCGTCAGCGAACAATTACCTACGACAGGAGGGGTCAACGTACCTCCCAATGCCAGAAGACCTGGAGCAGCTGGTGGAGTTCGTGATACAGAACAACAGCAGGATAGCGGAGATGGTCAACGAGGGGGACCCAGAGGTGGCAAACCCAGCACCGCAGCAGGAAGCAATATATCAGGTGGAGAACCAGGAGATGAACTGGGAGGACTTTCTGACCTAGACTTAGACAATATATTTGAGAGTTTAGGTAAGAAACCAAAAACAGGCGAAACAAAAGAAAAAGCGCCTAAAGGGACTGGTGGTCCAAGAGCGCCTAGAACAACAGCGCCTAAGACTAAAACAGTTATTCCTAAAGAACTAGAAGGCTTAGGGCTTGAAGGTTTACTTGATGAACTAGATGCAGCATTAAATGGCAAAGCTCCAAAAGTAACAATTACAGAGCCGACTCCAGAAAACAGCGATGCTCGTTTAGACAAGCAAGCTCAAGAAGCAATGGATCGCATAGCGCAAAATGCAAAAAATACTAGCGATGATCCTAACAGTGGACTGTATTCTAGAAAAGACAGTGAAGAGTACGCCAATGTAAAACCAATCATTCAAAAAGTTTGGGAAGCTGTTGGACAAAAGGTAAAAGATACTAAACAACGTATCCAAATGGTTTACGATTTATTGGTTAAAAAGTTTGGTGATTTAATCAAAAGTTTTTTAAGAACTTATGTTAATGAACTAAGAGGAGTTGAGCAAAGAAGACCTAAAAATCAAACTCCAGTACAAAGTGAGCCAATTGATACAGAGTCAAGAGTTGTTTACCTTGGCAAATCAAGGTTTGCAAGCGATGGTATTTACTTGCCTCGTGCTCAATCACAGCATGCGTATACAGCGTTAGAGAATTTAGAAGCCCAAGTTGGCAACATAGATGAATTTGTTGCTAAAGAGTTAGGCTATGCATCTGTTGAGCAGATGGCAAAAGGTCTTGCTGGCTATCAAATTGATGCGCTAGGTTTAGCAATTCAAGCCAATAAACTTGGAAAAGGCTTCATTATTGGAGACGATACGGGCGTAGGCAAAGGTAGAACAGCTGCTGCCATGATTGTCTGGGCAAAGAAACAAGGCAAAGTACCCATCTTTGTTACCCTAAGTGATTCTTTGTATACCGCAATGTATGCCGATTTAATAAACATTGGTCATGGCGACATTCAAGTAGCGATGACTAACGCTGATTCAAAGATAATTAAAGACGTTGGAGAAGGAAAGACAGAGTTAGTATTTGAGAATAAAAAAGGTGATAACGATAAGTTAATCAAATACATTACACAAAATAGAAAATTGCCTCCTGGCAAAGATGTTTTGTTTACTGCCTATTCTCAGTTAAATGGTGGCGTAGGATCTGCAGCAAGACAATCAGCAATAGCATCTTTAGTTGCAAGTGGAGATGCTGTACTAATTATGGACGAAGCCCATAACGCTGCTGGTACTCCAACCGAAAAAGACTCAATGGGCCAGAATGCCTTCTTTATGTCTTTGTTAACAGGTGAAAACTTATTAGGCAAAGGTGAGGAAGTACCTGAAAGTTGGAAACCACCGCCCACTGTTTACTTATCTGCTACGTTTGCAAAACGTCCAGATAACATGCCTTTGTATATCCATACAAACTTACGTTATGCCGCAGACACTCCAGAAGAGCTAACAGCCTTGTTTGGTAAAGGCGTTAAAACGGATGTGTTGCAGCAAGTGTCTTCAGAGATGTTGGTAGAGTCTGGCTCTATGATACGCAGAGAAAGATCGTATGAAGGCGTAACAATGGATTTTGTCATTGACGATAAGAATACTGCCAGAGATACCAGAGAAGTTGACAAAGTTACAGAAATACTAAGATCCTTAGTTAATGCAGACCGAGCTTTTAAAGAGTGGATAAAAACTGAGGGCGGTAAAGATGCAGTAGTTAAGCTAGGTCCTCCAGGCTCGTATATGGGTAAGGTTGGACCAACAGCATTTAATGATACAAAAGCTAATTCATTTACTTCTGTTGTGCATAACTACATAGGATCTTTGCTGCTTTCCACTAAAACTCAAACTGCTGTAGACATGGTTGTTGAAAAACTTAACAACAATGAAAAAGTAGTTGTTGGATTGCAAAATACCAATGGCAGCGCACTAGAAGATTTTGTTGCGCAAAACAACATTAAAAAAGGCGATGACATACCTGACTTTGGATGGCAAACATTAATTAAACGTGCCATAAAATCCACTACAAAAGTAACGTTAAAATCCGCTACTGGCGATAAAGACATGGATCAGGTTGTATATGTTCCTTATGAATTAATGCCACCAACTATCCGAGCTGGATATGAGAACGTTGAAAAGGCTTTAGAAAATTTCCAATCTGATTTGCCAGCTGCGCCAATTGATTACATACGCACAGAGTTAGAACAGAAATATGTATGGACTATCAATGGCAAAACTCAAGTTGGGGATACGCCACCTGAAGGTGTAAAAGCAAGACATTTAGTTGTAAAAGAGATTACAGGCAGGAAGAATGGAATAGATTACTCTGGCGATATACCAAAGTATGTAACTTTAGATAACCCTAGCCGTACAAGTATGATTTCGTCATATCAAAATGGCGATGAATCTAAAGCAGGTCCAATTGATGTATTGATCATTAACTCTGCTGGCGCAACTGGAATATCGTTACATGCTTCAGTAGAAGCATTTGACCAACGCCCACGGCATATGATTGTTCTACAGCCACATGGGGATATTAGTGTCTTTATTCAGTTATTAGGAAGGATACATAGAACTGGTCAGGTTGAATGGCCTTCGTTTACTATGTTAGCCACTGGAATACCAGCTGAAAGACGAATCTTAGCCATGTTGCGTAAGAAGTTGTCTAGCTTGAAATCCAATACTTCTGGCGGATCTAGCAGTACAAAAGTCGAAGGCGTAGATTTCATTAATATGTATGGCGATGTATCAACAGCCGAATATTTAAATGAACATCCAGACATCCAAGCCTTTTTAAGTGTGCCTCAATATTCAGACCCTGCAGATGCAGCTGGATCGGATTTGGCTCATAAAGCATCTGGCACAGCAGGATTGCTATCTTCGGTAGATCAAAAAGAATTCTTTGATTCCATTGAAGCTAGTTATATTGCTGAAATAGATCTAAGGAATGCTACAGGAACTAACGCATTAGAAAGAAGGGTATTGCCGTTAGAAGCTGAAATCATCAAAGAAAACTTAATTGAAGAAGGTTTAGATAGTTCCAATCCATTCTTAACTGACGTAGTAATGGCGCAGTTTAACGTGGACATTATTGGCTCAATACCTACTGTACAGAACATAAAGGATGACATCAGCCTTGCATTGAACGGCAGGACAGCTCAGGAAGTTGTTAATGAAATAGAGACAGAGCTAAGTAGCGTTTATATTGAAGTAAGAAACCAAATTGTTCTTAAGCAGCAAGCAATTGATGAAGCCATCAAAAATCCATTGGCTACTGAAAAAGATATAGAAGAGCTAAACAAACAAAAGACAGCGTTAGATAATCAATTTGCCACACTAAATGACCGTAAAGATAAAACTCTACAGGCATTAAGTAACACTTTTGCTATTGGAAATGGATTTGACTCTTTTATAGTTAACAGCGTTCCATCGTCTGCTGTAGTTATAGGCATAAAGGTAGATAAAGCACGGATAGGAAAATCAAAAACTGGTAATCCGTATTCGCCATCAAATTTCCAAATTATTATCAAACGAAATATTCCTGAAGGTAGGATATCTCCAACTTTGGCAACATTAGAAGGCACATCGATTGAACGATCTAATCCTTCAATGAACCCTCCTTTAGAGGATTGGTTTGCATTGAAGTCGGTTACTGGTGGAAGAACAACTAGGTATATCGCTCTAGGAAACATATTACGGGCTGCCCAGTTGTTTGATACCAGTGGTGGTGAGATTGCTAAATTTACTTTACAAAATAGCAAAGAAGCAATATCTGGCGTAGTTATGCCATCTAAGTATGTGCCAGTGGCAATTAGCGAACAGCCAGTTCGGTTAAGAAATCCAGAGTCAGCAGTTCAATATTTATTAGCTATGTGGGATAGCATCGTACTAGCAAAATATAACGATACTCAAGTTGAATCATATAAAGAATTAAGTGATAGCTTGAAATCTTTAATGATTCCTAATTTGCCAAACCCTTATGATGGAGTAAAGAATAATACAAATGCTGTCATATTGCGTGGTTCAGCACAAATGTGGCAGTTGCGCATTGATCCGTATCGACCAAATAATTTCAAGGTAATCATTGCAGGAGATGTTCCAAAGAAATTAATAACTGCACCAATACTTAAAACTTTAATTCCAAGAGGGCTTGCCAAAAAAGGTAACAAAGCCTATGAAATGGAAGGCGGGGATTCATTAACAGATCCAGAAAAAATCATAGCTTTAGTCAAGTTCTTACATAAAAATTACCCAGCTACAGTAGAAGCAGATAACGCTACGTTTGCTCGTGAAGTAATGAAGGTGGAGTTTGACTATAGTGAAAGTAAGAAAGGTTTAGCATCACGAGGCCCTGCAGAAGGCGGACAAACAGTTAAAGCTGTTGAAGAACAAGTTGTTCCTATAAAAGGAATTACAGTTAAGGTTCTCCAATCAGTGGATGAGTTGCCAGATAATACTGCGCCAGCGGACGTAGAGGGTATGTGGTTGTCGGGCAGAACTGTTTACTTAATTGCAGATAACCTACCAAATGAGAGAAGAGTACAGGAAGTATTGGCGCATGAGGCTGTTGGTCACGCCCTTTTAGAAGAGATGTTGGGACCAAAGCTGATGTCAGAATTGGTCAGAAACGTTCAAAACTTAGAAAAGACTTCTAAACTTGTCAAGGAAATAGCCGCCAAAGTAGATCGCACACAGCCTGGCTTATCGCCAGAGCGTAGGGCAAAAGAAATCGTTGCGAACATGGCAGAACGTGGCATGTCTAAAGTAGGCTTAGTACAGCGTGTTATTCAGGCTATTCGCAATTGGTTAAGAGACCAAGGCTATACAATTAGCTTCTCTGACCTAGACATCATTGAACTATTAAACTTTGCCGAAAACTATTTTGATCGTAAGGGAGCAGTTAGATTTCCTTCTTTACAACCTGCACCAGCAAAGACTCAAGCAAAGACTCAGGCAGAAATCAATAGAGAGCGTCAGCAACAAAAGCGGGAAAAGGCTGTTGGATACTTCAGTAGAGATGGCGAAGGCAAGAACACTGAAGACTTCGACAAGCAATTTGAGGAAGATGGCTTTAATAATGCCCCACTAAGACCGTCATCTACAGTAAAAGACACCTTACTTGGCGGTGCAAAACAGGCAAAACAGGCTTACGATAACACCATAGATGCACCAGCCATGGCATATAAAGCCATGAGTGGCAAGCTGCTGCGTGGCATTACCTATGTTCGTAATAAGAACATTTGGTTTGGTGCTGGCTTGGAAATGGCTGAAAAGATTACCCAAAAGGCAGGTGGATTAGCTGGCAAACTGCGTGATGGCGAAGGTAGAGCTATGGCATCTATTGCCATTACCAATGCCCTACACGCTGGCAATATTGCTGTAGAGGTTATTAGACAGGGTTCATTGGCGTTTAATAGAGAAAGCCAGATGTTCCAAGCCATCAAACGTCCGTTCTCTATGGCTAACGTAGTCATCGAAAAATCAAAACTGATAGCCAGAGTTGGTGAGCAACGTGCCAATGACATGATTCAGATGTTCTTTGAAGCCAAGCGCTCCAAGAGCATCAATGATGAATATCAGAAGATTGAGCAAGAAATTGCTCGTTTAGATCAACAGCGTCTTTCACCAGGACTGGCGCCAGATCAGCTCAATCAAATTCTGAATGACCTTTTGGATGCCAAACAAGACTTGAAACAGATTGGTATTGCCAAGAAGAAGGTTCGCATGAGTGAAAAGCAAATCGACTTCTACAGCAAGCTAGATGAAAAGCATCCAGAGCTGGGCAGCATGATGGAGAACTGGACTAGGGTTAATCAAAACATGATTGACATGATGCTGTTCAGCAAGATCATCAGCAAGAAACGTGCAGAACGCCTCAAAGGTATCAAGGATTATGTTCCTTGGTATCGTATTCAAGACGATATGGAAGACATTCACGACACCTCCACTATGGGCGGTGTGCGTAGCAACACCAATATTGCCAAAGAGAAAAAGTTCAAAGATACGGAAGTAAATAAGGATATTGATGACATTGTGGATAACATGCTTCACAACGTTATGACTATTACCCGTAACTCGATGCGTAACCACGCTGCCAACCGTGTAGTTGATTCTTTTGGAACCCGTGTTAAAGGGAAAATAGCGGTATTCCCACGGGAAGGATCTACAAAAAATGGCGCAGTTCGATTAAACATCTTACGCAATGGTCGTAGAATCATCGTTGAAATCAAGGATCCGCTGATTGCCGAGGCTGTAACAGGCATGGAAGACGTGGCTATTCCTGGCATGGATATCCTTGGTATGGCAGCAAACGGCTTACGCAGGGGTATTACGCTATGGCCTGAGTTCCAAGTAAGACAGCTATTCATGGATGCCCCAACAGCTGCGCTGGTTTCTGGAGTCAAGAACCCAACCAAGCTCTGGGGTGAAGTATTTGGTGGTTTTGCAAAGGCAGTAAAAGGCGGTGATCCGATTGTTGAACTCCTGCAGTCCTATGGTATTGGTGGGTATCAGTCGTACACCAGAACTCCAGAAATGGAACTGAAGCAAAAGATTGGCTTAATAGAGAACAACAGGCTAGATAAGCTAATGGGTACGCTAGACAAAATTGGTGATGCCTCAGATATGGCGCAGCGGGTGGCTATATACAATCGTGTCTTGCTGGAAACTAAATCTAAAGATTTCCCTAATGGCGATCAGATGCAAGCCCTTGTAGCCGCCAACAACATTATTGACTTTAAAAAGCGTGGTTCAGGTCGTTTAGCCCAGGTCCTGACTAGAACCGTATCTTTTATGAATGCCTATGCCCAGCAGATTGATGTTCTGGCAATGACTTTGGCGGGTTCTGGATACACTGGCAAGGATAAGGCAGCAGCCTTGGCACAGTTAAGTAAGACCGCAGCGTTGTTCTCTCTTTATGTCGTTATTTATTCATTTGCGGTTGGCGGGGAAGATGACTATGAAGAGCTAGATGACCAAACCAAAGTGCGTAATATTTACATTCCTAAGTCTCTGACCCAATATATTGGCATGGATAACGGTTTATTGATCCCAATGCATACATCGGCTAGTTTCTTCTTCAAGTCTATCCCAGAGTTGACTGTTAACAAGATAAGGAAAGAGGGAACAGAGAACGAGATGGATAATACTCGCCTCCGTCATGCCCTTGCTGAAGCTGCTATAGACTCATTATTAGGTCCTAACCCAGTTCCAACTGGTGCTAAACCAGTAATAGAGATTGGGCTAAATCGTAGCTTCTTTACTGGCAGGGCTATTACTCCCAAATATTTGGAAGGAGTTGATGCTGCAGAGCAATATCTTGCCACTACCTCTGAATTAGGTAAGGTTCTTAGTGCTTTGACTGGCAATCCATTTAATGAAAAGCGTGTATTGAACCCAATTGAGGCAGATCACTTGGTTCGCAGTATATTTGGAACTACTGGCGCAGCTGTCCAGTGGGGAAGCAACATATTCTCTGGTGATCGCCCAACCCCAAGGGATAAAGACAATCCTTTCTACGGCAGTTTTATTGCAGCCGATGTAGGACGTGCGCCAGAAGACTTGTTTTATTCGTTTAAAGACAAGGTAGATAGCCGATATAACACTTATCAGAGCCTACTCAAGGATGCTAAGTTTGAAGAGGCTGATAAATACTTTGATCGCTACGAAAAGGAAATTACTGCGCACACCTATATTTCTGCCATGGATAACGACTTGGCAGAGATTAACAGGGAAATCCGTGCCCTTGGAAGAACCAGCAGGGGCATGACTCCTGATGAGCGTAGGGCTGAGATTACTGAGAAACAGCGTCTGAAAAACCAGATTCTAGAGGATGTAATCACTATGCGTAAGGAAGCTGGGCTGTAAAAAAAGGGGTAGTTTTTAGGCTACCCCTATGAGGACGTGAAGGAGCATAGCTCCGTCTTCATTTTAGCTCGATAACAACCATTCCAAGCACCTGCTCCTCAAACTTAAACGTGGGCAGGAAGCGTTTATCGTTGACCTTGAGGGCATCGGCTAACCCATCCAGCCCTGCCTTAATAGAAGCCACCATATTGTCTGCATCCCTATGCCGCTTATCAGGGGGGTAGAAGGTGATTTCTACGGGTATCTTGCCCTCTCCTAGGGGCGCAGCCAGCTTTGCTTCTAGGGTTAAAGCCCAGCAAGCAGTGCGGTATTCCTTCTTCTTTTTAGACTTTTTAGACCAATGAAGCGTGGAATTGGGGGACAGTTCTTTGGGAGGCCAAGGTAGTTTTACTGTATTCATGTTGTTATTTTATATCAGGTGAGTTAATATGGGTACAACCTATTGACATAGCAAAAACAATGCTAGATACTTAGGTTTAGTTTAACTGCTAGGAGAAACTAATGAAAGTAATACCTTATACAACCTCGACTGGAGTTCAGATCGGACTCCGTCATAACGAATCACCAAAGCCCATGCCAATTGATGATCCAGACATGATCACGATTCAAGGCTGGTTTATCTGCAAACCTGAGTGGCACAAGGCTCGTAATCTAGAGCGCCTTGTTTGCATATGGTCAGCAATCTTTGCTTTATTAATCCTTATAACAGTGTCGGTGTCCCAATGAAATTAACCAACAAATACAACCTTCCACAGGCAATTATCAATGTCTTGGAGCGCCCTACCTACACCAAAGGTAAGGCTCATATCTCGGCTACCCAACTGCTCAATAGTCCCAAGATTGTGGCTTTGACTAGGAAGTTTGACGATCAACTGGAGCAGGATGCCTCAGAGATGATTTGGGCTGCAGTCGGCTCGGCTATGCACAACTTCCTTGAGCATGGCAAGGACGATAACAGCGTAGTGGAACAGCGCATCCATGCCACAGTAGACGGCTGGCATATCACTGGTGCGGTGGATCTACAGATTGTCAACAAGGATTCTATTGACATCCGTGACTACAAATTCACCAGTGTTTGGGCTGCCATGAACGAGAAGCCCGACTGGGAAAACCAGTTAAATGTCTATGCTTGGCTGGTGGAGAAGGTCAAAGAGGTCAAGGTTAGTTCTGTAGGTATCGTGGCTTTCCTGCGTGACTGGAAAGAACGTGAGAAAGATACCAAAGAGAACTATCCCGAATCTACAGTAGTGGAGTTACCTATCAAGTTATGGACTATGGAAGAGCGTGATGCCTACATCCGTCAGCGTATTGCTCTGCATAGTGCCTGTGACTTTGCCATGGAAACAGATGGCGATTTGCCTGATTGCACTCCTGATGAGATGTGGGAGAAGCCTACAGTGTGGGCTATCAAGAAGAAGGGAAATGTCAGAGCCAAGTCCTTGTATGAATCAGAAGCCTTTGCCACAGAAGCCTTAGAGCAACTGGGCAAGGACTATGAAGTCGAAGTGCGTCAGGGTGAGCGTACTCGGTGTAAGTCGTATTGCCCAGTGTCCGATTACTGCCAACAGTATCGGGATTATTTATCAACTAAGGAGTAATTATGAAAAAGCTAATTGCAGTAGCAATTGTTGCCTTGATCTCAACTGGCGTATATGCCCAAACCAAATGTGTACCAGATGGTCGTGGCGGTATGTGTTGCTGGGATGTGCAGACCCAAGGTCCATTTAAACCAATCGGATGCTAAACATGAGTGTATATAAGAAGCTACAGGAGGCTAGGATCCTGTTGCAAAATACCAAGCTGAACAAGTCTGGAAAGAATAAGTTCGCAGGGTATGAGTATTTTGAACTAGGAGACTTTCTCCCACAGATTCAGAATATCTGCAAAAACGTAGGTCTATGCGGAATGGTGTCGTTTACAGCCGATACTGCGTATTTGACCATCCATGACACGGATGGAGAGGGGTTTACTACCTTTACTTCCCCAATGTCTTCTGCTGCCCTCAAAGGTTGCCATGATGTGCAGAATTTAGGTGCAGTACAGACCTATCTGCGTAGGTACTTATGGACTAATGCCTTTGAGATCGTAGAGCATGATGCCTTGGATGCCACTACTGGCGGTATTGAACCAGTCGCCAAGACTGTTCCAAAGGTAGAGCCAAAGATTGAGCCAAAGAAGCCTGATCCAAAACCAATTGCTGGCGAGAAAGGCGAATGGCAGATCACAGCCCCAGCTAAACCAGAGGGCGATACCAAAGAATGGCTTGATCTAATCAAGTCTGCATCCCATATGTTGCTGGATTTAACGGCAGACGAAGAGGATGTAATGTTGATTTTCAAGAAGAACAAAGTTCTATTCGATACCGTCAAGGCTACCGATCCTGTGTTCTTTAAGGAAATGATGGGCAAGTTCACTGAACGCAAAACACTATTTACAAAGGAGTAATACATGGCTTACGAACCAAAACCAAACACAGGCACATTGTGGCCTAACGATAGCAAGAAGTCCCCTAATCATCCTGATGTCAAGGGCGATATCCATTTAGATCGGGATTTGCTTAATGCCTTAATGATTAAGAATCCTGATGGCTTAGTCAAAATCTCAATTGCTGGCTGGAAGAAAGAGATTAACGGCAAGAAAGTATTGTCTATCGCAGGATCTGAACCCTATGTCAAAGCATCGCAAGATGATGACCTTCCATACTAAGGAGCAATTATGAAACTAAGAGAAAGATCATTCCCACCAAAAAAGCGTGGACGTCCTGTTGGAGTTAAAAATAAACCAAAGAACCCAATCGATGACTTTAAAAAGACATTGGAGGAATGGGATCGCAAAGAAGCTCAGACTGACTGGGAATTGATTGCCAAGAAGCAGGAAGATCGTTTGAAAGCATACATTGCTGAGAATGAGGAATTGGCAAAGATCTGTATCATGCGCTGGGAAGAAATCCAACATCTAAAGTATCTTGTCACATACTTGGAAAGAAAAAATGAAGACTCTTCAGTTTGAAGGCGTAAAGGTAGCCCTAAAACAGGATAAGACTGGCTATGTTCTTACCTTATCTATGCACCCAGACGATATCCCAGAGGATCTTCTGCGGGATTTTGTCGGTGCTAGGTATCAGGTTGTCATGGTTAGAATTGGAACAGATGAATCCCCTTTGAATCGAGAAGAGTTTATTGGGGATAAAACTGTTCGCATCGCTGGTTTGCTTTGCCGTGATCCTAAATTTTGGAAATATTTATATGACGGTGATCAAATCTTTGAGGAAGAAGAGGGGATGGCAACAGACTGGCTACGTCACCGTCTAAATATTAAATCCCGTTCTGAACTAAAGACTAGGGAAATAGCACGAACCGAGTTTTACATAATATTAGAGGAATTTAACAAATGGAACAAAAAAAGCTAGTTCCCTACTCGGTCTATTTGCCAGTCGAGCAATTCGATAAGCTCAAGCTGGCAGCAAAAGATCGCAAGGCAGCGTCTATTGTCAGAGATGCGATTGCCATGATCCTTGATGGTAGCGACCTGTTTACAAGCGGATACAACAAAGGCATTAAAGATGCAGCCAAGGTGGTATACGACTGTGAAGAGGCTCAGATGATTGCTATCAAAGGTAAGGACTTGGGCGCTTTGCTGGCTGAAAAGATCGACTTATTGGAGATGAAATGAACGACCAAGACAAAGAGTATTTGCGTGACTTGGCTGCCATGTTTAGGTCTGTAACTGGTGCATCTGCAGAAGATTGCTATAAGTTTGCAGATGAAATGCTGGAAGCCAGAGATCCAGAGGAAACAGTTGGATTGCCAGCCATCAAGAAAAGGACTAGGAAATGAAACTCCTAATCACTTTAATGCTGGTGTCGGCTAATGTGTTTGCCAACGGAATCACAGCCAAAGGTGAACAGGCTAATGGTGTAGTAATAGCTTTGACAGATGAACCCTGCAAGATTAAAAATACTTTCGCAGCATACAACATCGAAAAGGATGGGTTTACTACGAATGGATGCTGGGCAGCTGATGAATCAATCGTGCTAATTCGTTGGGATGGAGGGTACTTTAGCTCTTTCCCGTTTGCGTTTTTTGATCCCAAAAGGAATAACAATGAAAAAAATTTACAGTGTGATGGTGTGCGTACTGCTAGGTGCATGCGCTAGTCGAAACCCAATAGCTAGTCTTCCCAATACAGAACTAATAGTGGATAAAGCCGTGCCTCCGCTATCTCGAAACGAAGTAGTAAACGGAATTATGGATTGCGAAGCTGCTGGCACAAGACCAGTAGTCATTACTTCCAGAAGAAAGATTAACGGATTCTTATCTGAGATCCCTGTTGAAGTTACCTGTATGCCTAGATACATAAGGTGAGATGATGAACTTTACTAATGACTGGTTTACCCACAACATTCCCAACTTTGAAAAGTGCATGGCAGCTGCCCCAGAGAAGCGGAACTTCCTTGAGATTGGCTCTTACGAAGGAATGTCTGCTTGCTGGCTGTTAGCTAATGGGCTGGAAGAAGGCGGCTACCTTACCTGTATAGACCCATTTTTTAATGATATGCGCCCTGTATTTGATAAAAATATTAGGGAAGCCGTTAGGTTAAATCAAGTGGTTTCTGTTATGCAAATGACCTCATATCTAGCTTTAGCTCAATTGATTGGCATGAAACAGACCTATGACTTTATCTATATAGATGGAGTTCATAGCCCTGATGGTGCATTGACTGATGCTTGTATGTCTTGGGGGCTTTTAAAGAAGGGTGGGGTCATGCTGTTTGATGATTACCTTTACCCAGAAGAACAGACTAAAGATGGTATTGATGCTTTCTTATGCGCATTTTTGGGAAAGTTTGAGCCTATTATCAACAACTACCAACTAGCCGTGAGAAAACTATGAACAATAAGTGGACGAAAGAAAACTTTGAAATTTATGATGCTGAAAACCCTGCAATTTGGGATATGTTTGAAAAGTTTGCTTTGCAAGTAGCTACCAGACGGAAATACTTTTCAGCTAAATGTGTTTTCCATCGTATTCGCTGGGAAACTGTTGTCGGCAATAAAGGTGATTACAAAATAGATGACGGCTGGATCAGTCATTACGCTAGAAAGTTTGCTAAAAAGTATCCACAATACGATGAGTTATTCCAGTTTAGAAATCGTAAAAATAGTTATCACACAACAGTTTGAAAGGCACAAAATGAGCGCAGTTGTAATTACACCAACTACAGGCATTCCAGAGCTTGCCAAAGCCATGGACTCTACCGAAGGACAGGATTGTGAGCATTGGGTTGTAATTGACGGCATGGTCCACGCAGAGAAAGCTGCAGAACTAATCTGGGCAAAGCAATACACCAACAAAAAGATCATCCTGCTACCTGAGAATACTGGCAAACCCCCTAACCATTGGAGCAAAAAAGAAGGCGTTAAGTTCTTTGGCAACCGAGTCTATGCTGGCATATCCAATTTAGTTAATGCTGACCATGTCTTATTCTTAGATGAAGACAACTGGTTTGATCCTAACCATATAGAAACAATGGTAAATCTGGTCAATATGCCAGGTCGAGAGCATGAATGGAGCTATAGCCTACGCAAGTGCGTAGATTGGGAAGGTAACTTCCTATTTAATGATGACTGCGATAGCCTAGGCATCTTTGCCAGCTGGAAGAATATCAATCTGATAGATATGAATTGCTTTTGCTTTAAGACTGAGTTCTTAATGAAAATCAATACTACCCTGCAAACGGACTACTACTGGACTGATCGCCTGTTATCTAGGGTGGCGGTGGCAACGTCAAAAGACTTTTACAGCTACGGCTGCACAGGCCAATATACTGTGAACTACCGAGTTAAGAAAAATGCAGAGACCTTTTTTAAAGAAGGTAATGAGTTTATGAACAAGTTGTATAACGGTAATTTTCCATGGAGAGCAAAGTAATGTTAGAAAACGTAGAAGCAGTAGAAACAAAGAAACCCGCTAAATTGTTTGTAGCCACACCAATGTATGGTGGGTTATGTACGGGCGGTTACACCATGGGCATACTCAATATGGCTGGGGAGTTTGGCAAAGCAGGGGTGCAAATGTACTACTCCTACATGATGAACGAGTCTTTAATTACCCGTGCCCGTAATGGTATGGCTTACGACTTCATGCAGTCAGATGCAACACATCTGATGTTTATTGATGCGGACATTACCTTTAACCCAGCCGACATTATTCGTATGATTAAAGCCGATAAGGACATCATCTGCGGTCTATACCCCAAGAAAGAAATTAACTGGAAGCTAGTGCATGATGCGGTTAAACAAGGTGTTGACTATAAAGACTTAGGCAATTACACAGGTTCGTTTGTGGTGAACTTAGTAGGTGGCGCAATGGAAACCACAGGCAATGTCAACGAACCCATGGAAATTGATAACGGCGGTACAGGCTTTATGCTAATTAAACGTGAAGTATTTGAAACTCTCAAGCCAACTGTACCAACGTACACCAACGATATGATTTTGATTGTGGATAAAAACCCAGTTAAGAAGATTATTTATGAGTATTTTGCTACCAGCATTGACGAAACATCAAACCGTTTGTTGTCAGAGGACTACCACTTCTGCAAGATTGCACGTATGCAAGGTTACAAAGTCTATGCCGCACCTTGGGCGAATTTAACCCATAGCGGTACTTATAACTTTAGCGGTCAACTACCAAGAGGTTAAAAATGAACACTAAACCAGTAGCCTGGATTAATGAATACGATCAAATTGAACCATTTAATCCTGATAACCGCCAAGAATGGATTCCGCTTTACACCCATGCAATAAAGACACTAACAGATGAGGAAATATTGCAATTTAGGGATAAAGTTCCTTACTCGCTTGGCTCTGATTTAATTAATTTTGCTAGAGCAATACTAAGAAAGGCACAAGATGCTACCTAATTGCGAACTAGTAAAAGCAGATGGCACACAGTTCTTAGTCTTTAAAGGCAGTGATCTCATATCAAATCACCTGAAGCAAGAACTCTACGAGGACGACATTCACCAGTTATGTTTTAAGTTATTAATGGATGCGCCTGAAGGGGTGGTGTTAGACATTGGCGCTAACTTGGGTACGTTTTGTGTACCTTTGGCTAAAAAAGTATCAAAGCATATTTACCATGCCTTTGAACCACAACGGATAGTCTATTACCAGCTATGCGCCAATACGTTTATTAACGGTCTAGATAATGTTCATTGCCACAACTTTGGGTTATCCAACAAAGAAGAACGGCTATTGCTGACCATGCCAGACTATGAAAATGAAAGCAATATTGGTGCGTTTAGCATGGACAAAGAAGTGCGTAAAAATGAGTACGAGTGCAAAACCGAGGGGGCAAAAGAGCCTTTAGTGGTATTTACTTTGGATTCAGGTGCGCATAAAAACGTGCGTCTTATTAAGATTGACGTGGAAGGTCATGAACTTGAAGTAATTAAAGGGGGCATCAAGACCATTAAGGCTAACAATTATCCACCAATTATCTTTGAGGCATGGACATGGAAACCATGGTTTGAGCCTAAGCGTAAAACTCTATTTGAATATTTAGAAGGTCACGGCTATGATATACAACAGCTAGGCCATAACAATCTAGCCAAACACCCCAAACATGGAGAGATTAAATGACCACCTTTACACTTAGAGATTATGTAGAAAACAAAAGTTCAGATGTAACCATTAATTTAGAGCCTATCCCATTTGCGGGGTTAGTAGCCTTACAGGACAAAGAAGACATTGAACAGATGTTACGGGATCAGCTGCAGATTCTTCAAGCTGAAAACCAAAGGCTACGCAAAAAGTTAATGGAATACGGCAGCAATGACTAGGATGGAAAAAGAGTTTTGGGAGTGGGCAGAGGAAAACATAGATCCTTGGCCTTATCCCAAAAAAATACTAACGAACTACTGGATTGTGTGGCAAGCCGCTTGGCACAAGTCCAATGAGAAAGTGGAGGATGACGATGGAAGATGTTAATAATAAAGAATACAGCCAATATGACGCTACCCATGAGCAAATTGGCAAAGAAATGGGCAAAAGCCGTGGTTATGTCTCTTTAATTGAGAAGGAAGCACTGGAAAAGCTGCGCAAAAAACTCCTTTGGAAACATAATGTTACATCCGTGGACGACTTAATCTGATCTATCGGAACAAGAAACTGCTGGAGCTGGTTCGCCAGTCTCCATGCCAGAACTGTGGAAATCAGGATGGAACAGTGGTGGCTGCGCACTCCAACCAGCTCCGTGACGGAAAAGGGAGATCCGTCAAGTCCCACGATTTCCGCATTGCAGCATTATGTTTCCGTTGCCACATGGAGATAGATCAGGGAAAGTCCCTAGATAAGGCAGAAAGAGTCGAAATTTGGGAGGAAGCCCACAGAAAGACCATTGCCTGGCTATTTGAAAATAATCACATAGAGTTACGCTAGAACACTACCTATTGTTGCTTTTTTGATTTTTATGGTATATTTAGTTGTCAGCTCACACTCTGACACGCACACTCCATCTCCTAGCAGAGACTTGTGCAAAGCAAGCCCTCGGATCCACGATCCACGAACCCCAGCCTAAAAAACTGGGGTTCTTCTTTTTCTGCTTGCAAAACATTTTTTTCTGATGTAACCTACTTGTGCTAGGAAATGGAGTATGTAGACAAACGATTAAGTTCGTATGTCTGCGCCTCCATCCCCCAAGCTACACCATACAGGTCGGACATAACAGCAGCTGCATGGGAAGAACCCTTACTGTGGGATTAGATTTGGAACAGGGGAAGAGGTGGCGAAGAGAGAGCCTCTAATCGAATGTCTGTCGGGTGCAGTGGCTCCAAAAAGCAAACTGTTGAAGGCATCTAGGAGAGGCTAGGTGCGTTCACCAAAAAGCAACTGTCGATCAGAGTGACTTTTATTATTAGTGAATGTAGTAGAAGTAAGTGGAGTGCAATTTTATAAACGAAAGGTCTTGCTAGGAAAATATGAAAACATTAAATTTATTAAACATACGGATTGATGGAGGCACACAAGCCCGTGATCAATTAAACCAAGAAACAGTAGCAGAGTATGCGGAAAAGATGCGTGATGGTGAAGTATTTCCACCAGTCACAGTGTTTTTTGATGGCTCAGATTACTGGCTGGCAGATGGTTTCCATCGTTACTTTGCTACAAAAGCAAATGCCAAGACATCCATTGATGCCGAGGTAGAGAACGGCACACAACACGATGCCCGAAAGTATTCATGGAAAGCCAACTCCAAGCGTGGTTTGCCTTTAAATCATAACGATTACAGAAAAATCATCATCGCCATGTTTAACGATGAAGAAGCAAAAACATGGTCAAACAGACAGATAGCCGAATGGGTTGGGGTGTCCCACAGCACTGTAAACAGGATTAAATCGTCACTGGAACAGCCTTCCAGTGAGCCAAAAGAAAAGAAATACATTGACAAGCATGGCAAGCAGTCGGTGATGAAGACTGACAAGATTGGCAAAACAGTCCAAAAAATCCCTGCTCCTGACATGACATCTGCATTGATGGTCAAGCAAGAGGTAGTAATGGAACTCAACGAAAAGATTGACGAACTGGCTCAAACAGTCAATGTTTTGGCTGACGAGAACACTGTAATGCGTGACAAGATTGCCATTGGTCAGTGGGATGCCTCAGAGATTGAGAAGATTGATGCAGAGCAGCGTATGGCAGACTTGCGTGAGCAGATCCGTGTTCTTGAAGCAGATAACAAAGCCATTCGCCAAAGCCGTGATATGTTCCAAAACCGCAACTCTGAACTGATGAAAACAGTCAAGGCTCTCCAAGCCAAACTCAAAAAGCTGGGTGTCGAATGAAAGACTATTCTGAAATCTGCATAGCATTACAAAAGCAGTTACGCACCATCTATGAACTGGCAAATGAAAAGAATTACAACAAAGCCATAAAAGAAGCACAGTTTTTAGATGCCTTATCAGGATTACTGGTGCAGGAATTAGGTAAAAAGGGCAAATAAGCCCAAGCCCAAGCCAAAGGGAGTTTGGCAGTTAGGAGTAAACATGGAATTAGAGTTGCGTGAGCATCAAGTAGAGGTTATTGATGCGTTAAGAGAAGGATTTAGACAGGGGCATAGATCACAGTTACTCTACGCACCCACAGGGTTCGGCAAAACGGAGGTGGCAATCTACTTAATGAAAGCCACTGCCGAGAAGTATAAGAGGGCTGCCATGGTATTAGACCGAATCGTATTGGTTGATCAGACCAGTATGCGTTTGACCAAATACGGCATAGATCACGGAGTGTTCCAAGCAGACCACTGGAAGTTTGATAGAAGCCACAGACTTCAAGTATGTTCTGCCCAAACCTTAGAGAAGCGAAAAGACTTTCCTGCAATCGACTTACTGATTGTGGATGAGTGCCACATCGCCAGGGCGCAGACTTCCGCCTTCATCAAAAACAATCCCGATGTCAGAGTCATTGGACTGACTGCCACACCCTTTACAAAAGGGCTGGGGGATCTGTATACCAATGTAGTCTGCGGTTCTACCACCAGCGATCTAGTAGGCAAGAA